CCGACCGCGACACGTGTTCGGAGAGCATCGGGTTTCCGTCGTGCCATAGTCGGCCCTCCATAATCATCGACCGGACCGGCGCGGTGTATTTGGCGACCTCGCCCCAACCGGCGTCCTTAGACCGGCCACGGTAGGTCGAGGGGACCGAGAGGCCGAGGGACGCGCCGTAGATGAGTTGGCATCCGGGCGGGATGACGCGGGCAACCTCTTCCCAACATTGGTCCGAGCTCGACGCGACAAACGCGGTCGACACGTAGACGGTCCCGTCGGGTAGTTGGGTTCCGAACACTCCACCGTAGAGGGAGCCGTCGCCGTCCACCTCGACCGCTAAAACCGTCGGCCTCGGCGGGTCGTCTCCTTGCCATTGTTGGCGCGGCCAGAATCCGGGTTCGAGCCAACCGTGCGCGGTCGCCACCCACATATTGAGAGAGCCTCGGAGCCATGCGGTCCGGTCGGCGGGGTCGCGGGCCTCCTCTAGGAGCGTGTCGTCGGTGATCGTGAACCCGACGGCGGGGTTCGCTTGCCGAATGGTCTCGAGCGCGTGAACGTTTGCGTCCGGGGTCGGTGACCATTCCAAGTAGTCGACCGACGAGGGACGGCCGGTGGCGATCGCCCGTAGGGCTTGTTCACGGATGCGAATAAAGAACGTCGAGTCAAGCGTTCCGGCGGTCGAGTACATCCGGAGCAAAGGGGACCGGCGGGCGCGTTGGGACGGGACCGCGCCGTCCATGATGATCTCCTCTTTAATGCCCCATATCTCGTCGGCGATCACCAGATGGGGCGAGTACCCGTGAAACGAGCCGGGGCGCGGGGATTGGACGAGCCAACGCGACCCGTTCGGGAGCGTGATCGACATTCGGCCCGACGACCAATAGGACTCGGCCCCGTACCTCTCCTCCAAGATCGGGGCCAAGTCCTTAAACACGGACTCGGCGAGGTTCAGATTATGGGCCGTCGAGATGACCGTCACGGGTTCGCCCCGGTGAAGCGGCCACTCCAACAGAGCCCAACCAATCTCGGCGCGGAGACACGTACTCTTTCCATTCTGCCGGGCAACCGAACACGTCGAGGTCCGGTGGAGGAGGTCGGGGATACCGTCGTCGCCGACCTTGTACTCCCACGCCGACCGGAGAGTCTGCTCCTGCCAAGGCATCATCCGGAGACCGAGATTCGACTCGGCCCAACGACCGATCGCAGGCCCGAAACTCTCCGACCCCCAAGCCGGCGTCGCCAATCTCGGAGCAATCGACACGACCCCGGACGAATAATCATGCGGCCGCCCAATCCCGCCCGTTCCGGTCTCGATCGGTTCTAGAGAGACGAAAGGCTTTGCGGCGGGGTCTTGTAAATCGGGGTCCAAGAACGAATCCGAGCCGTTTCGGTCATTTTTCGGGTTTGTTGCGGGTTTCGAAGTTCGGGCCGGTTTTGGTCCGGGCGCATTTTTATTCGGGGTTTTGTATCTTCCTGCCCGGTGTTTTTCGTTTCGGTATTGGGCTCCGCGTCGTGAGTTACAGGGCCGACACGCGGGGACGAGTAGGTCGAGGTCGCGTTCGCCTCCGGCGTCCACCTCGACGAGATGGTCGGCGGTCGTGGCGAGGTTTCGTTGGCACCAATGGCAGAGGGGAGCGTCGGCGAGTAGCCGTCGCCGTGCCTCTTTGTATGCCCGTGAGTTGTAAGCGGCCTTTGCCATTTGGGTTCCTCTAGTTACTTAGTTGCCAACTATTAGGGGTAGGTTCTTCTTAGATGGTTCTTCTTTAGACGACGGGTTTTCCGGCGTCGGTTTGTTCCGACGGGTTGGGGATAACTCCACAACATATCCACAGGGTTATCCACAGGGTCGGTCGTAGACGACGGACTCGTTCACCCAACGGCCGCGCTCGTCCTGATGCCTCCACCTCTTCAGGTATCCGGCCCGCTCCAATTCGTCGAGGCCCGTACGAACCGCGTCTCGCCCGTCGCGCTCCGACATTCGCGCTAGATGCTCGCTAGAGACCGTCCAATCGTCCGGGAGCGAGAGGAGGTAGAGGAGGAGCCCGCGAGCCTTGTAGGACAACCGGCCGTCCCGTACCGTCTCGTTATGGAGGATGGTGAACCCGGACTCGGGGCGAGGCGATCGGCGAATCATTGTCCGACCTCCCGTAGTGTCGCGTTGTCGCTCGACCATACGGCCCCCGATATCGACATGGCCTCCCAACCGTTCGTCGTCGTCCGGATGAAGAGCACCGGTCGCCATAGTTGGAGGGACCGAGGGAACACCTCTAGCGGTCTAATCGGTTGTTGCCATGTCGTGGTCATTTGTTGGCCTTTCTGCTTAGTCGGATTTTGATTTGTTCTAGGTCTCGCGGTTCCCATAGGTACGCCTCGGCTCCGGCGCGGAGGAGCGCATCGAGCCACACCCGTTGGCCGTCGGAAACGCGGCCTCCGGCCCGTTTGAGTTCGGCGAAGATCAGGTCGCCGGGGTATGGGCGGGCGAGGACGAGGTCGGGGAAACCGGGGTCGCCGGTGACGGCCGTAACCCATTTACCGGAGCGAACTTGGGCCGGTCGAAAGTGAGTAACCCTCCACCCGTAGAGGCGGGCTAGGTGGATGACTTGGGATTGGAACGACGACTCGGAGACGACGAGAGGGTTAGGCACGTAGAGCCTCGACGAGCCGGTCGAGCGGGATTAGCCGCGACACTTGTTCCCGATAGACCGGATATTTAGAGCGGTGATCGGAACCGGGCCACGGGTCGCCCGTGTCGTAGAACGGCCATTTAGCGACTACCGACGAATGTTCCGCTCCGAGTAGATAGACCGTGATTTCGTCTCGCCATTGGTACGCCCATACGAACACGAAGAGAGCAGACTCTCGGCCTTGTCGGGCGAACCGTTTAGCGGGGACAAGTACATCGTGGGTTAGGGTCGGCCGCCGTATCGAGTCGCGAGTCTTGATCTCTATAGGGAGCCGAATCCCCTTAGCCCGGAGGACGAGATCGGGCCCGCCGGTATGGCCCTCCTCGACGTCGAATCCGGCGAGCTCTAGTTCGTGGCGAATCATGATTTCGCCGAGGCGACCGATCATCGACTCGCGTTCCGACCCGAATAGTTGTCGCCGGTCCTTAGCCCATTTCCACGCGTCGGCGATCGTTTGCGGGTCCGGAGCGTATGCGGGGAACGTCATTAGAACGGCTCCTCTTGTGAGTCGTCCGGTCTGTTCCGTTCGCGGAGGACGACGATTCGGGCCTCGAACTCGTCACGTGTCGCGGGCATCGGGCCCGCATGGCCGAGGGCTCGGAGGAACCGCTCTTGTTTCTCGGTCGGTTTCCACGGGCCACGGGGAGCGGCCGGAGCCGGAGCCGACGCCGGTTGCCCGGTTCGGGCCTCGACCTCGTTAGCCGACGCTATGGACCGGTCAATACCGAAACCCATATAGCCGAGAGCGCGGCCGAGCGCGGATGTGAACCCAACCATTAGTTCCGAATTCCGCGTAAACGGCGTTTTACCGGGGTACGGCTCGGACGCCGACGCGATCGAGGGGAGCGGGTCGGACGGGTCGCGCCATACGGTGACCGTACAGACGAGCACTTGGGTTCCGTCCGGTCCGGGTTGGATGCTATGCCCGGTCTCTTGGACCCGTAGGTCGGGAAACCGGTCGAGGGCCATTCGGAGGCGTGTCGGGACGTCTACGTAACCGTCGGCGAATGTCATATGCGGGCCTCCTTTATGAGTTTCCTTATGTCGCGGCCGTCCGGTGGAATGTCGGCCCATACGTTCCGACTACCGAGGTCCTCGATGTCGAGTAGGCAGTAGCGGTCACAAATTCGCATGGCGTCGGCGGCCGCTCCGAGGAATTTCGAGGACAACGCGTTTTCGCCGTGAACCTCGCAATATTGACGGACCATCCAATAGAGAGACTCGACGGCGTCGAATAGTTCTTCCTCTATTTGTTGAGTGTCGCGGAGGGTCATCGGCGGCCCCTCTCGGCGATACGAACGAGGTTCGGGAGGTGCTCGGCCTTATAGCACGGTTTACACCACAACGCCCACGAACTCGGCGAGAAATGAAATATGTCCTCGCCGGTAATCGGGTCGCCACAGACGCAACAGATGCCCGCGGTCGGTTTACGTTCGGAATGGGTCATGTCGGAATTCCCCTTTTGTCGGATTTCCCGAACTATAGCGAACGGGTACGTCGGAGTTTTATTCGTTGGTTTTCGTTCAGGCCGCCCCATATGCCGGGGAGGTCTCGATCGGGGTAGCCGAGCGCATAGTTCAGGCACTCAGTACGGACGAGGCATTTACGACAGTAGGCGAGAGCCTCGGCGTTATTGGAGTTCCCTTGGTTCGGGAAGAAGAGGTCGAGGTCGGCCCCGGCGCACGCGGCCTCGGTCATCCATGCGGGCGGGGTCACGAGCATGACACCGACCACGGTTGCCACCCGCATTTCCCTTTAGCCTCTCGGCCGGAGTAGAGGAGCCACGCGAACCGGAACGCCTTTACCGGGTCGGACATGGCGACCTCGAACGGTTCGCCGAACATACCCTCGACCCATTCGGTATGAATCTCGTTCGCTTGGACGAGCCCGTGATCGTGGCCGTTAAAGTGCTCCGCGATCGAGGGGTCGGGGTTCAAGGGCGAGACGTTCAGGCATCGGGATTCTTTCCATACGATGCGGAGGAGCCGGTCGAGGAGGTCGCGGTCGGCGGGCCATCCTCCCTCGATCGCCTCGTCGGCCCATTCTTGGCACGGCGTGTCCGGGTAGACGATCGGGACCGGCCCGGCCGTCGTCGTCGAGCTTGACGTCGTGGTCGTGGCGAGGAGTTCGGCTATCCGTTGGGCTTCTTGGACGGGGTCGAGGGCCACGGTCACGACCGGCGGGCGGGTCGTCGTCACGGTCGGCTCCGGCGGGTTCGGGTCGGAGCCGAACACGGCTACGAGTAGCAGATAAAAGCCGATCGACCCGGCGAAATACGGGGTTAGTTTCATGTCGTCTCCTTGACGGTCGGACCCTTACGGGCGTCTTGGTTCCTACGGTCTACCGAATCGGGGTCGGAGTGTCACGTATTCCCGAAAAGGGCCGCCCATGTCACGGGGCCGACGATGCCGTCGGAGACGAGCCCTCGGCCGCGTTGGAACGCTCGAACCGCCTCGTCGGTACGTGGCCCGAATTTGCCGTCAGAGACGAGCCCTAGCCGGTCTTGGATGACTTGGACGGTAACCCCGCGGGAGCCGAGTTTCACGGCCCGTCCGGGCCACCTAGGCGGGTTCGGAGTCGGGGTCGCCTCGGTCGGTACGGTCACTCGATCGCCGACGGCCGTAGGGTTCCCCCACGCCTCCGGATGGACCTCTAGATGGAGCCATTTACCGCCCTTACCGGGGGACGCGTTCACCCATCCTCGACCGGCCCTCCAATATCGGACGCGCGGGTAGTCGTGGATTTGTTGGAGCCCGAGTTCCTCGGAGTAGCCGATCAGGAACGGGAGGACTTCGCCGTCGAGGAGGGCTCGATCATCCCACGCGAGGTCTAGGGCCGCGCCGAACGCGTGAGACGACCATTTCAGACCGCCTCGAATGGGTCGCCGGTTGTAGATGCCGAGGCTCCGCATCCTCCAACGCTCGTGACAGTATTTCGCGATCGCTTGGAGGTTCGGGGACGGCCCGTCGTATCCGGCGGTCGTCTTGTTGGTCTGCCACGAAACGTGCTTTGATGCCTCCATGGTTACCCCTTGTTCTTTTTGCCGATGATCGGCTCGACGGGGACGTTGGCTCGGGCCGCGATTCCGTTTCCGACCGCGTAACCGAGAATGGTTCCGATCATGCCGGTTCCGGTGGCCTTGTCGATCGCGTCGAGGGCCAAGAGGACGGTAAGGCAGACGAGCGCAACGAGCGCGATTAGTGCTTTAGGCGGGTTTGCGAGTTTCACGGTGTCTCCGGGAATGTGACGGTCGGTCCGGGCGTCCACGTGGACGGGAGGTCGCGGAGGGTTTGCCTGTAATTAGCCCATGCGGGCCGGTCGACGGGAGCGTCGGGTAGTTGCGTCCAATCCGACTCGGCGAGGAGCCGGTTACGGTGGAGGCGCATACGTTCGTGCCACCATTCGTCGGGGACGGTCTCGGGGTCGAGCGGGCTAGTTAGGTCGTAGATCATTAGGCGGCCTCGTAAATGAGCGTAAATCGCATTTGGTCGGATTGGGCGAGAGGAATCGGAACCGTCGGCGACCATACGTTTGCGCCGTTACCGATTCGGAACTCGGCGTTCGTTGTGCTTTGTTGGGTAGCGATTCCGAAATACCCGATATAGCCCGCGGAGGCGTCGAGGAGCGTTGCGTAGCCAATCGAACTATTCATACTCCGAGCCGTAACCGGGAGAGCGACCCGATAGTTTCCGGACCCCGCCGACCATCCCACGCCGGGAATGATGTAGCCGGTGGCAATTACGAGAGTCTGTAGCCGACAATAGCGGCCCTCGATGAATCCTGCTCCGACCGACGGGTTAGTAACGCTCGCGGTCCACGTCGGGATGTAGGTCTCCCATACGGCCCCGATCGTGTTGAGAGTCGCGGCCGTGAGTATTTGTCCGGGTACGGTTCCCGCGGTCCATTGTGTCGCCATAAATCACCATCCGAGCCGGTCGGAGTCGAGGACTCCGAGGTCTGTGTCGTTGAGTGTAAAGAATGAATAGTTCGCCATGTCGGACAACGAGAGAATAAACCGTGTTGCTCCGGGGACGATCGAGACGCGGATACCCTCGATCTTCATGTCGCGGGTCTGTAGACCCGTGCCGGGGTCTTGGTAGGTGACGGGGAGCCACCCGGTTACGGGGCCGGTAAACGCAAGGAATGTTGCTAGAGCGGTCGTGTTTTGGATGCCGTCGAGGAATGAGATAGTCGCGTAAATGTTGCCGGGGGCCGAGAGGGTTTGGGCTATCCACGACGCGTTAGCGGCCGCTTGGGTCGTGGTCCAATCTCGGGCCTCGACCGATAGTTGGGTGATGCCGGTTCCGGCCGACGCGGTCCCGGTCGCCGATTGGGTCGCCCCGATCGGGGTAGAAACGTTCGCTACGTTGTAGTAGTTCCCGCCGAGCCCGACCCGCGAGAACTCGTCCCACAAGATCGAGGTAGACGACGAGGTGTTCCCGATTGTGACGCCAATCTTTTGGTAGACGAGTTTTGAGCGTGAGAGCCCCCAATAGCGGCCGCCGCCTAACGAGTAGATCACATCAAACGACCCGCGTTCCGTCCGGATATTCGCGTTCATGTAGTCGAGGAGGGTTCGGGTTGGGTCTAACTCCTCTTGTGCGCCTCCGGCCGTAAACCCGAGAGTCGGGACTCTAGAGTCGCCGACCGAGTATTCGGCCGGGGTCGGGAAACCATCCATGGAGGTAATACCGAGGGCTCCGAACCCGTAGACGATGCCGGACATTACGATGTAGTCGTCCGATTGTTCAATACTGCCGGTCGTTATGTAGTTGCCTGAGAAGAACGGGTTATATCTCATCAGGAATTGACCGAGTCGGCCGTAACCGTCGATACCGACGATCGTTGCCGTCGAGGCGTCCGAATCGATTTCGTCGCGATACTCGATCGTCTGTAACCAGAAGATGCGGGTTTTACCGGACGCCGTGTTGGGCGTGAAAAGGATAAACGAGGAGATCGGGTAGGAACCGGGGTTAAACGCTCCGGAGCCGTTTCGGACCGTGATCGTACACGTGTTAGCCGCGTAGTCGTCGAGGATGTTTTCGCGGCCCATAGCGAACGATGCCTCGATGACGTCGTCGGTTATGTTGACGCCGTTACACGTGATGGTCCATGCGATCGCCATAGGTCACCCGATACCGGGAATCCGGCCGTTCTGCCGGACGTAGGTTTGTATGGCTCGGACTACGGCGTTCGGGTCGGCCGAGGTGACCGTCACGTTTACGGTCGTATTGCCCGCTCGGCGTTCGAGGACGTCGGCCGAACCTCCGGAGCGAGGCAATGTGACCGGGTCCACCGAGTTACTAAACCGAGTATTTACGGCGGTCGGAACCTTAGCGATTTCGGCGACGTACGCGTTTAGGCGGGCTCGGAGCGGGTCGTCGGGGGCGAGAGTTCCGGCGACGAACGCGATAGCGGCCGTCGTACGGTTTTTCCAATCCTCGGAGCCCTTGGCCGCGCCCTCCAACTCGCCGAAATCCTCTGCCATGTTTATGACCGAGTCGGCCGTATTTCGGGCCGCGTCGTCGACGGCCTCTAGATCGTTCGGCGTGTCCCGCAATACCTCGCGGTAACCGTTAACGGCCTCTTCGACGTCGTCTAACGTCCCCTCAAATTGGCGGTGTACGCCGAGAAAGTCGATCGCGGCCTCGGTGGCCTTGCGGGTCTCTTCCTCGTATTTTGCGGTCGTCGTGTTTAGTTCGCCGAGAGCCTCGCGGATGATCGCGGCCGTGTCGGCCTCTTGTTCTCCGGCGGTAATCCACACGTTCAGACGTTCGGCGACTAACCGGAGTTTGTCGGCTTGGAGGTCGTACGCGTCGACTTGTTTTAGAGCCGCGTCGTATTCGTCGTCGGTGATCTCGTTTCGCGCGTAACGGGCCTCGGTGTCGAATTCGAGTTGTTCGCCGAGTTCGTTTAGCGCGTCGGCCTCTTTCTCGTATTGCTTAATAAGGTCGCGGTTACCGTCGGCGATAGCCACTATCACGTCGGATGCCTTGGCTCCGGCGTCGGTGAGTAGTCCGAGTTCGTCGGTAATCGTTCCGAGGATTTGCCGGTACGCCTCCTCTTTTTCGTTTTTGGCGAGGAGGTCGGAAAGTCCGGTTAGTTCTTTTTGGGCGGCCTCGACGTCGGCGTTAAATTTGGCTTGTTCTTTAGCCGCGTTTTTGGCTCCGGCCGAGAAGAGGTCGTAGGCCGCTTTTCCGACGGTGAACGCGACCCCGACCGCGCCGAGGACGCCGAGAGCGGTTCCGAGCGCGCTTGTAACCTTGCCGATCTGTACCTCGTTTAGCCCGAGTTGACCGCCGAACCCCTCCACAAGGTCGCCGAGTCCCTCGATCGATTCGCCGAACGCGAACGCGGAGCCGATCGCCCCGGAGGCCGGACCGCCGATGCCCTCAGTTAGATCGCGGAACGCGGTCGTCGTGACCGGGATACCGTCACGGCCCGCGCTCTTAGCGGCCGCCGACGTCTTGTCGAGTTTGTCGGCGACGTCTTGTAGAGCCTTGGTCGTGGCCCGCGTGTCAATAGAGACCGTCTGCTCGTCGAGTTTCTCTACCTTGTTCTCCGCGTCGACCGCGGCCTCTTCCAAGTTGCCGAGATTACGAACGGCCTCGTCGGTGTCGACGCCTACTTTTATGTTCGGGTCACGAGCCATTTTGCGCCCTCTCCACGGCCTTACTGACGAACTTTACCCATTCCCGATAAACGATTTCGGCCTTAGCCTCGTTCACTAACTTAAACGCGTAGCGAATGGTTCCTTTAGCCTCGACGCCTCGAACGACGATCGGGCCGCGTACCGGATGCTTATAGCCCTCGGCCTTAAGAAACACGGGTTTATCCTTTTTCGCTTTGTCTTGTCGTTTGACGCGGGAGGCCGTTTGGACGAGTTGCCCGAACGGCGTTCGGTCGGAGGACGTTCGACGGCCCGCCGGGTATCCGCGAGGGAGACCGACGAGATGGTCGGACGTTCCCCATTCGCCGACGGCCCATATCTCGGCCGGACGAAGAAAGATGTTCAGGATGAACCGGTTTCCTACGCCGGTCCCGCCTCGCGGGTCATACTCGATGACGTCGAAGACGCGAGCTTTTACGGCCCGGTTCTTAAACGGTTTCAGGTCTTCGCCGAACGCGTATTTCGCGGCCTTAAGTGCCTCGGCCTTTAAGGGTTTCGCAATCGCGATAGCGAACCGGTCCGATTCGGCCCGATTCTCAAACGAGAGTTCTTTTACGAGTCGGGAGGCGAATACGGATATTCGCGTGTTATCCCAACCGCTCGCCATTAAACGAGGGTCGGAACGCCGTCGATGGGGAGCGTGATCGAGAACTCCAACACGCCGTCGGCCGAACCGCCCGCGTCGGGGAACATGGGGACCAAGTTGCCCGACAAGGTCTTGGTTCCGACGAGCATTGAGAACGAGACGTTCGACCCGGCGAGGGCCGCGGCCCACAACGCCTCGGAGAACGACCCGACCTTGCCCCAATCCTGATAGGCGGTCAATTGGAGTTCGTACGAGGACGGGAGTTGGATGGAGGCGGGACCGGAGAGAGTCTGAACCGTGATCGAGTTGTTATTCGCGACGACGGTTGCCGAGTTGATCTGCTCGGAGTAGTCGTCGCCGTCGATGGTAACGGTGATGACTTTTCCGGTGGCGATTGCGGTGGCCATGTTGGGTTTCTCTTTCTATCGTAGGACCGTCATAACGACGGTTAGGTTGTATGCGGGTAGGGAATGTTCGCCGACCTCCATGGTGGACGGCGTGCCGGAGTCGACGAGGACGCCGGGTAGGGATGCGATCGTGTCGGCCATGTCTAAGAGCGTTAGGTTGGATGCGAGATTGTTTGGCGGGAGGTTCACCAATCGGACCGGGAACGTGACGTCGACGACCTTAGAGTTCGGGGCCGTGAAATCGGGGAGCCCGATAAACGCGCACGGCGGGTCCAAGAGTGCCGGGTCGCGTACTACGACGATTCCGGCGTCGTCGAGGGCCGTTTCGAGTAGGTCGGCCGCGTCGGTGATAGCACCCATTACGCGACCGCCGGACGCTCGATGCCGAGTAGTTGCTTAATCCGGCCGAGTGTGCCGACCGGCGGGGTTATCGGGTTCTCCATGAACGATGCGAACGACTCGACCGACCCGCGTTCACGGTACAGGGAGCCCGCATAAAGGCACACGGCCTCGGTCGCCCGCGGAGTCGGCGATACGTGCGGGTAGTCCACATACGACGCGGCCTTACGACGGTCATAGCACCATTCGTTGGCCGCGATCGTACAGAGGTCGAGCCAATCGGCGTCGCCCGCGTTCCCGATGAAGAGTTCTACGTCGGTCGTGTCGGCCCACGTGACCGGGACGTCGGCTTGGCCGATCGTGTCGACCTCGGCGTGCGTATGGTTCCCGTTCACGTACGAGACCGTCCGATTTACCGTGTCAATCGCCGTAATTGCGTGCGTTCCGTCGTAAGTGGCGGCCGCTAACACTCCGGAAACTCGGAGGTCGTAGCCGACTACTAGGCCGGTGACGTCGTCGAGGGTCAAAGTATGAACACCCGCTACCGCTACCGCGTGCGTCACGTGCTTTAGGAGTGCCATACTTTGACCCGGCCGACTCGATCAAACGGCGTCGACGAGAGCGACGAACTTATCCGCGTCGATCACGTGGGAGACCATGTAGCCGCGCCACGCGATCTCCACCTCGGCGGTGGAGGGCAAGTTAACCTGAATACTGCCCTTGACGCTCTCGAACACCTCCAAGCCGTCGGCGGTTCCGACGATCAGAGTGTCGGCGTTAAGCGCGTTGGAGACGACGAGCGTGAGTCCGGCGGGCGAACCCTCGCGGGAGTTGGCCGACAACGAACCGAACGCCGAGGACGGGTTCAGGCTCGGGAAAAGGAAATCTCCGCCGGTCGTCTCCAACGTGGCAAGTTCCTTGTACTTGTTCACCCCGGCGAAGATGTGCGTCGGGTTCACGCCGGAGGCGGTGAGAATGTCACCGGCCGCGGTGTAGATGCCTCCGAGAACGTCGGTCGCCGACGTCCAACTGGTGACGGGGGTAGTGTTGGTGGCTCCGGCCTCCAAGACTCCACAGACGGCCGCCTCGGTCGCGCGAGCGTACGCCTTGCCGAGTTGCTCGATGTAGAGGGCGACCATGTTTCCGTCGGCCCAATCAATCGCCTCTTCTGACTCGCGGATGAATCCGCCATAGAGTGCTTTCGTCAACGTGACGTCGTCGACGATGAGAGCCTGAGACGAGAGGGCCGCGCCCTCGGCCGAGTGGACGGCCACGGTCGGGCGTTGGGTCACGACGGGCCGGATGAACTGCTTTCCGGAGCCGGGCATCGCACGGGTTCCGACCGCGGTGATGACGGGACGGTAGGCCGCGAGTCCATCGTACAACGGTTGGGCGACCGGAATCGGGAGCAGACCGGGAATGTCGGCCGAGTCGCCCTGTGCGGCGCGAACGGTCGCCATGTCCTTTCGGACGACGGCCGAGATGTATTCGGCCGCGGTGATCTTGCGGGATGCGGCCACGGCCAGAGGCGCGGTCGCGATGGTGGCCTCGACGGCCATGGTGTTTTCGGACATTTCCTTATCCTCCTCGGATTCGGGGTTGGGTTGGGTTTCGGTTTCGGGTTCGGCGTCGGGTTCGGCCTCGGTGGCCTCTTCCTCTGCCTCGGAGGCCGCGACGTTGGCGACCCGTGCCTCCTCGAACGCTCCGAACGGGAGTAGCGAGAGTTCCCGCATCCGTCCGGCCTTGACGACCAATACGTCGCCGTCATAGGAGAATTTCTCGACGTCCACGCCGACCGACACGGCGTCGAGGACGCCGTCGAGGGCCAACCGGAGCGCAATATCGCCCTCGGGAACCTCCGAGATGCGGGCGTCGAAAAGGAGCCCGGCGTCGGAGTCCTCGATCGCGGAGACGATTCCGATTGGTCGGGTTACGTCGTGGTCGCGGAGGAGTTTCGGTGCGGGGCCGTCGGTCGGGATGGAGCCGCGCTCGAACCGGACCGGGCCGGTGGACGCGTAGCCGACGACGTCCCACGGGACGGCTAGCCCGGAGATAAGACGGGACGGCGGTTCGCCGTCGGCGGCCTTAACCCAATCGAACCTGGCTCCGAGGTCGAGTTTCATACGTTGGACTCCTGCGGGGTTTCGGCGGGCGTCTCGGTGTTGTTGTCGAGCGGGTTATTTACCCACGCCGAGCGGTCGAGTCGGATGATTTGCCCGCGAGGGGTAATGCGATCGGACGAGAGGGTTTGCTCGATTACCTCGATGAATCCGAGGGCTCCGAAGAGGACGGCCGAGCGGGTCGCGTCTTGTGCGTTGTTGTAGGTCATGCCGGACGACGTCGGGGCTCCGACGAGGTAGGCGGGGACCATCGCGGCTCGGGAGAGATCGAGGGCCGCGTGTTGCCGTCCCTCGGTCAATTGGAGCGACGACGCGTCGACGTTCGTTGGCACGTATTCGAGGTTCTCGGACAGTACGGCGGTCGTGTTCGTGCGTCGGGCGTCCGACCATGTTTCGCCGAGGGCTTGGAGGAACTCGGGGTCCGGCGGTTCGCCTCCGGTGACTCGGAGATACCCGGCGGGGAGTTCGGTACACGCGAACCGTTCCGCGGCCGCGTCGAGTTTCTCGGCGATACGGATAGCCCGCGCTCCGGCCTCCAATAGCGGGTCGGTCGGCGAGTAGAAGATCACGACGTCGTCCGCGGGGATGGGCATCCCGTTAAACGAGATGGAGGTAATACCGCCGATCGGGACGTTCCCGTCCATGAGAGGGGAGACGAGCGAAACGTATTCGGCGGGCATCCACTCGAACTCGGCCGGACGAAAATCTTCCTTGTACCGGCGGGTCACTCGCCAATAGGCGACGCCGTAGAAGAGCATATCGTCGAACGTCCACGAGAGGGTATGGGCTCGGGTCGTCTTAGGGTCGGGCCGGAACTGCCACGGCTCCGGGGGCAACGGGATCTCTTCTAGGTATTCGCCGTTCCATTGGGTACCGAATCGGCGGATAGGGAGCGACCCGATGAGAGACGCGTTAATGTCGCGGGCTCGTTTGATCGTTGGGAGGGCCATGGCTCGGGCTCGACCGAATCCGACATTCGCCGAGACCAAGCCGTTTCCACCGATCGCTAGAGACGCCGGAGCGCATGGACTCACGGACGCGGTTACGGTTCGGCGGAAGAGGCCCACGGGTCGGAGTCTCTCACGGTTCGGGCCGGTCGTCTACGAATAGAACGAGAGAGAATGAGTTAGCGATTTCGGGTCGTGTAGATCGCCGGTCGGGTCGCCCGTTTACCTTGGGCGCAATGGGCCGCGGCCCACACCATCGCACGCGTGAGAATAATACATCCGGGCGATTGGCCGGTCGACAAGGTGAGAGACCCGTTCCGTGCCTTGGTGGCGACCGACCGCGACACGTGTTCGGAGAGCATCGGGTTTCCGTCGTGCCATAGTCGGCCCTCCATAATCATCGACCGGACCGGCGCGGTGTATTTGGCGACCTCGCCCCAACCGGCGTCCTTAGACCGGCC